GGGTATAGAGAATATGTTAAAGTATTATGTACCTGAAGTATTAGCAGTAGAAGGCATTGAAGACCCTAACTCTACTGTTGCACCTTACTATCAATAGGAGTAATAATGAGTTGGAAAGCCTTGACATTTTTAAAGATTTCTGCTATAACCTGTAAGATAGGAAACTATTTTTGGCATCTACACGTAAAAGAAATACGTAAAAAGCAATTAGAGTTAGGACTTAGAAGATGAACATAAATACACTCAGAGAAGAAATTGAGGCAGATGAGGGTGTAAAGTATGAACTGTACTATTGCTCAGAAAATCATTTGACTGGAGGCATAGGGCATTTAATTACAGAATGGGATATAGATTACTATGATAAACCTATAGGATATCCTGTACCTGAACAACAAGTACAAGATTGGTTTTTAAATGATGTGCAAGTTGCAATACAAGACTGTCAAACTATATTTAATTCTTTTGATAAGCTCCCTGAAGATATACAACACGTATTAATAAATATGTCATTCCAACTTGGTAAACCTCGTTTATCCAAATTTAAGAAGATGATAGCTGCAGTAGAAGTAGAAGACTATCAAGAAATGGCAAATCAGATGGAAGATTCACGTTGGTACAAACAAACAACTAACAGAGCACAACGTCTTATAGATAGAGTTATAACACAAGGAATACCACATTGAGTAGAGAACTAACAGAAAGACAACAGAAGTTTTTAAATGTGCTGTTTGATGAAGCAGGTGGTGATGTTGTACAAGCAAAGCTACTAGCAGGATATTCAGAACATACATCTACTTCTAGTATTGTAGCTTCTATGAAAGATGAAATTATGGATGCAACTCAAATGTATATGAGTCGGAATGCACCTAAAGCTGCTGTGGCTATGGTTAGTGGTGTGGATGACCCAACACAGTTAGGTATCAGAGATAGACTATCTGCATCTAAAGAATTATTAGATAGAGTTGGATTAGTCAAAACAGAAAAAGTACAGGTAGAAGCATCAGGTGGTGTGATGATATTACCACCAAAGAAAGAAAATTAATATAAGGAAAAGATAATGGGTACATTTGATACAGAAGAAGAATTTAAAAAAGGCTACAAAAAAGCAAGTTTAAAAAAATTAAGGTCATTTGCTTTAGATACAGGTGCAGTAGAGGGTGATGACGATATAAAAAGTATGACTAAGCCTGAAATTATAGAAATTATAGAAAATTATATGGGTTATAATAGAGGAGGTTTAGCAACTAAAAAGTATGCCAACCCTGTTACTTTTGTGGATAATCTAAAAAAGAAATAATGGATAGAAGTTTAGGTAAGTGGAAATTACCACAACCAACAGATTTAAAAGACGAAGACCAAAAAGAATGGATACAGATACCACGCATAGCTAGAACTGTTCCTTTTGGATATAAAGTTAACGAAGACGATAAAGAATTACTTGACCCTATACCCTACGAGTTAGAAGCATTAGAGTTAGCTAGAAAATATATAAAACAATATTCACTTAGACAAGTTGCAAATTGGCTAACAACAAAAACAGGCAGACAAATATCTCACATAGGTTTAAGGAAAAGATTATTACATGAGCGACAACGTAAGAACAAAGCTAGAACTCTTAAACGATGGTCCGAATATGCCCAGAAAGCAATCGAGAAAGCGAAAGCCATCGAAGAAGGTAGAGTTGGAGCAAGAGCATAAAGTAGTAGATGATGTAGAAGCTATACCTGAAGAAGAACAGAATATAGTTTTTAAACCAAACGAAGGACCTCAGACAGAGTTCCTTGCATCACCTGAAAGAGAAGTCTTATATGGTGGTTCAGCAGGTGGTGGTAAGTCATATGCTATGTTAGCAGACCCACTAAGATATATGGGTCATCCACAGTTTAGTGGATTGTTATTACGACACACGACAGAAGAACTAAGAGAACTTGTTTGGAAGTCAAGAGAATTGTATCCCCTTATATGGAAAGGGATAAAGTGGTCAGAAAGAAAGATGCAATGGGTAGCTCCTTCAGGTGCAAGACTGTGGATGTCCTACCTAGACCGAGATGATGATGTACTAAGATATCAAGGTTTAGCTTTTAGTTGGATAGGCTTTGATGAATTAACACAATGGGCAACACCATTTGCTTGGAATTACATGAGGTCAAGATTACGTTCTACTGCACACGATTTACCTGTGTACATGAGGGCAACAACAAACCCGGGAGGTCCGGGTCATCAGTGGGTTAAAAAAATGTTTATTGACCCTGCACCTTATGGAAGAGCATTTAATGCCACAAACATTGAAACAGGAAAAGTTCTCAAGTATCCTGATGGACACAGTAAAGCAGGTGAACCTTTATTTAAAAGAAGATTTATACCTGCTAGGTTATCTGACAATCCGTATCTGTCAAGTCAAGGAGATTATGAAGCAATGCTTCTTTCCTTACCTGAACACCAACAAAAGCAGTTGCTTGAAGGTGATTGGGATATTAAAGAAGGTGCTGCTTTTACTGAGTTTGATAGGAATACTCACGTTATTGAACCTTTTGACATTCCAAGAAATTGGGTTAAGTTTAGGTCTTGTGATTATGGTTATGGCTCTTATAGTGCTGTGTTGTGGTTTGCTGTTTCTCCAGATGAGCAGATTGTTGTATATAGAGAGTTGTATGTTTCTAAAGTCCTTGCCACAGATTTGGCAGATATGATATTGGATTTAGAAGCTGATGATGGAAATATTAAGTATGGGGTTTTGGATAGCTCTCTTTGGCATAAACGTGGTGATACTGGTCCTTCTTTGGCTGAACAGATGATACAAAAAGGTTGCAGATTTAGACCTTCAGATAGAAGTAGAGGCAGTAGAGTATCAGGTAAAAATGAAATACATAGAAGATTACAAGTAGATGAGTTTACAGAAGAGCCAAGAATGGTATTTTTTAATACTTGTACAGAAATGATATCACAGTTACCTGCAATACCTTTAGATAAAAAGAATCCTGAAGATGTGGATACAAAAGCAGAAGACCACTTGTATGATGCTTTACGATATGGTATAATGTCAAGACCAAGATTTAGTATATTTGACTATGAGCCTATGGGTAGACCAAAATCTAGTATGCCTGTAGCTGACGCAACATTTGGATATTAATATGGCAGAAGAAGATATAAATATAGAAGACGAAGCTATTGCTCTAGAAGATGCAGAGAATACAGAAGTTACAGATGTAGCAGTATCTAGTATTGTAGACCATGTTGTGGCTAGTTTTAAAAAGTCAGAGGACTACAGATACGAAGATGAGCAAAGATGGATAAGGGCATATAGAAACTATAGAGGTTTATATGGACCTGATGTTCAGTTTACAGAAGCAGAAAAGTCTAGAGTATTTATAAAGATTACAAAAACTAAAACTTTGGCTGCATATGGGCAAATAGCAGATGTTTTATTTGCAGGAAATAAATTTCCTATAAGTATAGAGCCAACAGAATTACCTGAAGGAGTTGCAAAAAATGTTAATTTCGACCCTAAAGAACCTGAAGTCTTACGTAATAGAAAAGACGAAGGAGAGTTACAATCTCCTTATGGTTTCCCTGAAGATGGTAGTGAGCTACCTAAAGGAGCGACTGCAGAGACTTTACAGGAGAGGCTTGGTCCTCTGCAAGAAGTGTTGCAAGATATTGAAGGATTGGAAGAAGGTGTTGGTAAAACTCCAACAGCTATTACGTTTAGTCCTGCAATGGTTGCAGCAAAAGCTATGGAAAAACAAATCATAGACCAACTACAAGAGTCTAACGCTAATAAACATTTAAGAAGCACAGCATTTGAGATGGCTTTATTTGGCACAGGTGTTATGAAAGGACCTTTTGCTATAGATAAAGAATATCCTAATTGGAGTGACGAAGGTGAATATAGTCCTATATTTAAAACTATACCACAGGTTAATCATGTATCTGTGTGGAATTTTTATCCTGACCCTGATTCTACTAACATAGACCAAGCTCAATATGTTATAGAACGACATAAAATGTCTAGAACAGAACTACGTGGATTAAAACGTAGACCTTTTTTTAGAGATACAGTCATAGAAGAAGCTATCGCTGATGGTGAAAACTATATTAAAAAATATTGGGAAGATGACTTAACTGACTACAATCAAGAAAACTATATAGATAGATTTGAAGTTCTTGAATATTGGGGTATGATGGATGTTGAAATGCTCTTAGAGCAAAACGTAGAGATACCAAAAGAATTAGAAAACTTTGAAGAGCTACAAGCTAATATATGGGTTTGTAATGGGAAGTTGCTCAGAGCAGTATTAAACCCATTCAAACCTGCCAAGATACCATATCATGCATCACCATATGAATTAAATCCATATTCATTTTTTGGTGTAGGTTTAGCTGAAAACATGGATGATACACAAACTCTTATGAATGGTTTTATGAGAATGGCTGTTGATAATGCTGTATTGTCAGGTAACTTGCTTATAGAAGTAGATGAAACTAATTTAGTTCCGGGTCAAGACTTATCTGTATATCCGGGTAAAATATTTAGAAGACAAGGTGGAGCACCGGGTCAGGCAATCTTTGGTACAAAGTTTCCGAATGTATCTAATGAAAACTTACAACTGTTTGATAAGGCAAGACAGTTAGCAGATGAAAGCACAGGACTACCTTCTTTTGCTCATGGACAAACAGGAGTATCAGGTGTAGGTAGAACTGCTGCAGGTATAAGTATGCTTATGGGAGCAGCTTCAGGTAGTATTAAAACTGTAATTAAAAATGTAGATGATTATTTACTTAAACCTCTAGGTGAAGGATTATTTAGATTTAATATGCAGTTTAATTTTGACCCTGATATAAAAGGTGACTTAGAAGTTGTTGCACGTGGAACAGAAAGTCTAATGGCTAATGAAGTTAGAAG